GCTAGAACCAGAGCCTACAGCAATCAGTCGGGAATACCAACGGCGATTGCCCTTGATTTCACCGAGAGAAACACTGCTCTCATGGAGTTTTGCATTCATAGCATCATCCTACCTTAATTGTCCAAGGAATGATCGGTGTCGTCCTGGTTAGCCCCGCCGGATACGGCTCCCGTGTTGCCCTGAGAGGGTGTGGGGTCCGTAGCGTCGTTAGGGTCACTACCCGCATTGAACGCATCTGGCTTCGGTAGACCCTCGACACTACGACGAACGTCTACCAACTCGGTGAAGGCCTCGCGGTACTCAGACTGGTGGATCGCACCCGTAGCGTAGCCCTGGGCCAGCGTCTGAGCCTCGCGGTAGGTGGCATCCTGCGAGATGTTCGGGAAGGTGACAATGGCCCTAGGTGATCCCATATCTGCCAGGATCTCCTTGTACAGCACCTTCCACGAGTCCTGTTCGGCGCGCATCCCCTTGAGGGTCGGGTCGTCCAGAGTGCTCGCAGCGCCGTAAGAACCACCCGTGGCACCGGGAGACGAGATGAGTGCGATGACCGGCACACCGAGCGCAGCGGCAACCGCAGCAATCAGAGGCTGACCCTTGTTGAAGTCCACCTGGGCGCTGGGGACGCCGACGCCAGGCTTGGACATCGACACAGCAGCATTGGCGCTGCCCTTCTTGGACGCAGAGGTAATGGACCACGCGATCTGCTGAAGCGCCTTGACCAGCGAGGCGTTGTCCCGTAGGTACTCCGAGTAGGCAACGACGTGCACCGTGGCGGCAAGCGACTGGGGCACACCGTAGGTCCACCCGGTCTGACGTTTGCTGGCGTGGTGGTAGATCACAGCATCCTGGGACACCGCGATCCGCTTGTCGCCGGTCTTGATCGTCTTGAGGATGCTGCCCCGCTTGCCCCGGCCGACCTGGGAGCGCTTGTACCGCGCGACCGGGTACCAACGCTGCTTAACCACTGGATCGCCATTGGCGTCAGTGGAGACCCACTCACGCAGGAAGTAGCGGACCTTGGACGAGTCGTCCGGATCGGTCACCTCACCCTTGATCTGACGCACCGGCACAACGGTGAGCATGTTCGCACTGTCGCGAATGGCGAACAGGTTGCCATCGGTGAACATCGCCAGGTTGTTGGTCTCGTGCGCTTGCACCGAGAATAACGCGGCCTGGTTGTAGAAGTCATCGATAGCCGCCTGCGTCCGAGGCTCGATGTTCTCGAAATTGATCCCACGACCGAACACGTAAGCATGGCGCAACTGGGCACCGCGCACCAGCCAGGGGTTGGTCGCGGCCATGTCCCGTAGGTTCGGAGTCAGTTCGTGCAGCGACTTGAGCGTCAAGCCGCCGTTGTCCTCATCCTGGCCTTGGAGTCGAGTCCACCCAATGTCCTCTAGTTCCAGAACCTTGCGGGCAAGGGACTCCTCAAGCCGGTGCTCAAGGTCCTGGTTCTTTGCCTCAAGATCCCGGATGGCATTAGCGATGCTTTCAGCAGCGTCCGACACGTAAACCTCCAATAGTCACTCGTATAAGGATACCAGTTCGCTATTACCAGCGAGCCATAACATCCAGATAAGAGGGCATCATCTCAAGGACTTCATCGGCGCTGGTGTGGATCTTGTCTCCGGGCTGAGGCCCGGTCAGATACTCCAAGTCGATATTGCTGTAGACCACCGCATCGAGATTATCGGGGGACTTCAGGCCTTTCTTGCGTTGCTCCAACTTCGGGGTGATCTGGATACCCCCAAGGTTGTTGTAGTCGAAGGTCTGAACCATCAACTCTTTCTGCAAGTCCTTGTCCAGAAGGTCCAAGTCGATCTTGCCCAACTGCATCGCGGTGCGCAACTGGTCGTAGTGCCAGGACCGCGCGTTGTTCCACTGAGCGCGGTCGGGGCTAGCGTGACCGCCCTGCACACCGACCAACGTGTACGGAGCGCCAGCGAACTCCGGCATGTGGCAAAGGTTGGTGTACACACCGTGTCCCGTACCAGCGGCGTCAATACGGACTTCGGCTGCACCTGTTTCTAGTGCGATCTTGTGGATGGCGAACGCGCCATCGTACTCATTCATCTTCTGGATGGTCGTGTGCAGACGGATCTTCCCGCCGATGTTCTTGTAGACCTTGGTCTCGTCCTGACCACCAAGCGCGACGTCAACACCCAGAATGATCGGCGTCCCTGGTTCGGGGTCAATCTCCGTCTCCAAAGCCTTGTTGATGACCGACTGAGAAAAGAACGTGTTGTCGGCCTCGTCAGGAAACTCACCAAGCACCTTGGACTGGTACCTGGCCGAGTCCTCTCCCCAGGTCGCCCGCCAGACCTCGACCGTTGCCGGGTCCTGCATACCTGAATTGAGCATCGCTTCTTGCTTGGCAGGATCATCGTAGACGATCTCACCGGTGAACGTCGGCAGATCAAACGCCGAAATGGTGTGCAAGTTCCAGTGCTTGCTCAGTTCCGGGTTGGTGAAGATGTCTTGAAACTGGGTGCCGCGAAGGTCAGGGTTCCCGATGGCGACGATCTTGTGGTCAGCGTTACCAGTGGTGACCGCTTCAGCCGCCACGAACAGGTCACGCGGCACAGAGCCCGCCTCATCGATGAAGACGCCCGTTCCTGAGTCACGACGGATACCCTGGAATGACCCAACGATGTCCTGGTCCTGGGGCTTACGCCCTACGGCCATGTGCAAAATACCCGCCGGGGTCTTGGCCTTCCACTCAAGAGACTCGTTGATCGACCCAGGCATAACAGCATTGTGAGCCTGGGCTAGTCCGTAGTTCTGCTTGAGGTAGGCGAATACCACAAGTTCGATCTGGGCCAGCGTGGGGGCTGAGACAATGGCGATCACGTCACCGATGTTGTGGGTGGTGACGTAGTGGCACACCAGGTCCGCCACCAAGAACGACTTGCCAGTACCATTGGCGGACTTGATCGCGGTGCGTTGGTTCTCAAGGTAGGAGTGCGCGATCTCGGCCTGCTTGGACCACCACCGCTTACCCAGGACATCGGCAACCCAAGCCTCAGGGTCGCGCGCGTACAGCGCCGCCCGGGACTTTCGCCGCATCTCTTCCAGAGCCTCATCGATGGCCCCGGGCAGCAGGGTGACCTTAGTCATCTTCTAGTGACGCCTCTCGCATTCCTAGTTCAAAAACCTCGTCTAGTTCGCCCATCTTGACCAGGCCGCCGTACTCCTCCTCAAGCCACGCACGGGCCTTCATGTAGCCCTTGGTGATGATGACAGCCATCATCCCCGCTTGCGCCTTGGCGGCAGCCGCCATCTCCTCGTCGCTGATCTTGCCCTGGCGAGTCAGCATGTCATCGATGGCTTGGATGACCTTCAGGTATGCCTCAGCAGCCTTGGGATTCCTGATGTCTACCTGCGTGTCGTACTCCTCGATCTTGGCCTTCAACTGGTAGACCGAGTAGCGCAGGAGTTTCTTCTGCTCGATGTCATCGAATACGTCACGGCTCTTGAGCAGTTCCCGCACGCGGGCAATCGCCTGTGCAGCGGGCATTCCACTGACTTGTGCCAGTTCCTCGCCGGACATGTTGTTCGCCGCACCATCAAGAAGGCGACGATCCCGCAGGGAGATCTCCTTACCGGTGTTCTTACTTGCCACGCCGCAACACCATCTTGAGGTCGTCTACGATCTCGCTGAGAATGTTCTGCTCGGTATAGTCCTCGGCACAAGCGAGAGCGTCCTCGTACTTTTCTAGTAATTCCTCGATCCACGAAACCACGGGGTTCCTCCATTCGCATTGTTCGCACATACCGATACACTAACACACCCCAAACGCACATCAACCCCGCAGCCACTTACACTGCGGGGTTGAGGCTAGAACCGATCACCTCCTAGGTCATGAAACCGGGGAAGTAACCTCCTTCGTGTTCGGGGTGTTAACAGAAGCCGTAGCACCGATACCGGTACCGATGAAGCCGTATACCGCTAGCGCGATGGTCAGCCACAGCGGCTGATCACCTGCGGCAAGAAAGCCTACCTGCGTGGCACCCAAGATGAGGCCAACGAGTGCGTAGGCAGCGTAGAGATACTTACGCCCCTGCGCAGGGATGATGTCCAGTAGTGCGCTCATGAAACTCCGATCTTCTTACCGATCTTGACTAACAGGTTATAGACGGCCTGGCGGGACTTGTTGGCCTGCTCTAGCATATCCGCTCGCAGGGTCGTGCGGAACTCGTCACGCTCGGCGTCGCGGG